GGTTGTCCACCCCGTTGTCTCCCAACAAATGATAGGGAACTTTGCGTTGATAGTACTCAACAAGGTGAGTATCGTTTGCTTTAAACGGTTCATAGCTTAATATATACTCCGGTTTCTTCTTAAATACATTTTGCATGGCGATTGTTTCACCGCCAATAAGTGGTATAATACTCGCATAATTAGACATAACTTACTTTCTGTTCTTTTTCACGATCATCGAGTTCATATTGACTTCTGTATTTATTGTTTTCTTCGATAATCTTCTTAAGAACTGGCAGGTCACCTTCAGCAAAAGCACAGAAAGCATTTGTATCTTTTGGGAAACAAGCACCACCAAAACCTTTTCTACCGTCTGGGCCTGGCACTTGTGTATGACTATGGCCAATACGTGGATCAGTACCTATGGCGTTAACAATTACGTTATACTTAGCATCCCAGTTTTCTACTACATCTTTAAACTGATTGAACCATAAGACTTTACTTGCTAAGAATGAATTGATTCCGTACTTTACGAATGACGCTTCTTTGGCAGTCATGTGGTATGCTGGACATGGTGTGCACTGCGAGTAGTTTTCATAGAGTTCTAATACTTTATTAGTATACTGTCTCTTACCACCAAGAACATGCATAGGTGGATTGATAAAATCGTGTAAAGCATTCTTTTCTGTCAAGAACTCTGGGTTGTAAATTACGTTTTCATTTTCTAAGTAAAGTTCTTCAATAACATCAGGTGTAGTGGTAGACTTTACTACAATCGGACACATAGCACCAGACAGTTTACGTACTGAATCTTTAACGATCGAAGCGTCAATCTTTCCATCTTCACCAAACGGCGTAGGTACACAAACAAAAGCTGCGTCTAAACGTATCTTACCAACGAGATCTTCGATAGTAGGATAACCGTATATCGGGTCTACAATATATTTTGAAACTTGACTCGTAGAAAAACCATGATCTACAGCTTTACCTACGTACCCATGACCTATGATTGCAATATTAATTGACATGATAATAATCCTTATACCATTTAACAAACTCGTATACACCTCTACCTATTGGAGTTTCTGGTGAATATCCAAGTTTTCTTAATTTATTCGTATCAGACCAAGTTTTATGCGTATCGGCTGGGTGCATAGGCACAAACTCTTTGATAGCTTTTCTACCTAAATTTTGTTCAATGTGATTTACAAAATCCATGAGTTGTACTTGCTGACCATAACCAATATTATAAATCTCGTTGATACCTGAGTTTTCATTTATTCTATCTATGACAATTTTTATACCCTGTACAATATCATCAACGTAAGTAAAGTCGCGAACCATATCACCATTGTTAAAAAGCTTAATGGGTTTTTCTTCTATAATACTTTTAGTAAAATCAAACAGAGCCATGTCTGGTCGACCCCAAGGACCATAGACAGTAAAGAACCTTAGACCGATTGTTGAATCAATCTGTGAAGAAATAAACTGTGCTTCGTTCGTGGCTTTTGAGTATCCATATGGATTCTTTGCCACACCGAGTTTTTCATCCTCTTTCCAAGGTAGCGGGTTGCCTGCCATTACGCAAGATGTAGAAGCATACACTACTTTATCAATGTTAAGAAGATCACAAGCTTCAATCAAATTGTGTGTACCGACAATATTATTTTCGATATAAGCTTCTGGATCATCCATCGAATGTCTAACACCTGCCATGGCAGCTAAGTGAATCACAATGTCTGGCTTACAATATGCCAAGCGCTTGATAAGTTGGTTTTTTTTACGTAAATCGACAGGTTCAACATGAATACCAAACGAGTGTTTTAAGATTTTATCTCTTGCTCTTTTTAAATCAACGTCATAATAACTATTAAAGTTGTCAATGCCTGACACCTTATTACCTGCTCTTAACTTTTGTGCTAAGTGAAAACCAATAAAACCAGCACAGCCTGTAATTACTATTTTCATTCTATACTCCTAACCAAAGAATTCAGATAAATCAGATGGACCTTCAGCAGGTTTATCAATCTTACTGAATATATCGGGAAACGATACATCTGGACCATTGTGTGATGCATAATATTCATACGCCATTTCACGCCACTCATTACGCATTCCATTATCTTTTCTAAGTTTATTTATGACTTCAATAGTTTCACTCCAGTCTGTGCCTACTTCACCTGCCCATATAGTACCAGTGTTTTTATCTGCAGTAAGTTTATTGCCGGTTTGCAAATGTGTGCAGTGATCACCGAAAGCTTTTCTAAAAATAGGTATCACACCACAAGCAACGATTTCTAAGTGCGTAAACTCAATAAAGTTTTGAATATATTCTGGCTGAAGAGTTGTTAGTTGAAAACCAAAGCCACAGCGTGACATACGTTCTAACATTTCACTATGTTTAAACGCACCAAAGACATAAGGTTTTTCGCCGTGTTTTGTTTCTACATCGAACTCTTCAGCCATTTCGTGGAAGTCAAAAGTTTTACGTATATCTACGAACTGTATTGACTTTTCCATTCCTTCCAATGTGTATAATAAGTCAGTACCTTTAGTACTCTTATATAAATCGAATAATACGTCAAAACCTTTCCAATACGCAGACCGGCCAATCCATTTCAAGTGATCAGGATCTTGTTCTTCGATAGGTTTCCAATATTGTTCGCGGATTCTTTGTACGTTAACTCCGTTGCAGAAGTTAAACATATTTCCTTTAGCCCCAATCTTTCTACAGTATTCCATAAAAGGACTTTTAGTAGAATACGAAAAGATAACGTCAGCTGATTGAATCACATCATCCAGCAATGCATTACGTTTAATTGACATCATCTTATGATCGTGCTGAATCATAACTTTTTTAGTTTTGATTCCTTTGACTAATTTGCCAAAATTTTCTATGCAATCGTCAGGGTGGCCTTTAGAAGGTAGTGAACCAATCAATACAAGATCTGACTTATTACAATCTTCCACAATCGATTCAGTGCCGCAGAGCGTGTCTCCGCGGGCAGGCTTGTTACCCCACTTCCATTGTTTAATATTTTCGTCTAGATAGTGTGATGAAGCACGTGTCCATTTCTTATCGGTTGGTGCGTATACTGTATAGTTCCAACCTTGGCTTAGTGCCCAGTCTTTTAACTCAAGTGTAAATCGAGTCACGCCGCAACCTTCAATGCCGCGACCAAGTATATGTACAATTTTCATAGTCTCACCTTATGTCTTTATTACATTGTATATTATATCATATGTATGTACTTTTGTAAACCATTAATTACAGTTGATTCGTAACTTTTATCGTTAAACTTCCTGTTACGTGGAGATGGGTGAGGTGCATGAAAGCAATCGATACCTTTTTTCTTGAAATAATGTGCTACTTCATTACCTAAAGCTATTACTTTATTATACGGTTTTACACATTCTTTTATCAATGTTTCATTAATATCTGCTGCTTTGATAGACTCACTGTGGTGTGCACACAGGTTAGTAAAGCTGTATATATCCACACCACATGCATCGAGCCACCTGTTAAGACGGTTGATAGACGGATTGCCTTTCTTCGGACAATACTCTTTAGAAGAAGGACTATGACCAACAACTAAAATCAATCTACTACATTCCTTATATCATTTATCCTTTGCTCTTCAGGACTTTGAGCAAATCTAATCTTCTGTGTATATGCCATGTCAGTTTCTACTTTTTTTAATCTTGCTTTTAGCTCTTCTATTTCTTCAGTCAATCGAATATTATTATAAGCCATTTGTCCAGCTTCTTCTTGAAATTTTTCTTTAAGCCATTCCTGTGTTGCTGACATTGATAAACTCCCATTTAACATTTGCTTCGTCAAACATTTTAGATGTAGTCTTCCATGATTCTACCCACTTTTGTGGTGTTAGTCTTTCTTTCATTACTACTCTAGTAATGCCGACTTGTATGATACCCTTTGCACAATCAGAGCAAACGGGCAAACCTGTAACGTATAGTGTAGTGCCTTCTAAACAAACACCATGATATGTAGCATTATATATGACATTCATTTCAGCGTGTACTACGTACTTGTATTTTGTTTCGCGATCTTTATAGTATTCTACTTTGTCTTCGATACCACGAGGAAAACCATTATAACCCTGTGATAAGACTTGACCTTTCTTACCTACAGCGATAGCACCAATTTTAGTAGACGGATCTTTTGACCACTGCGCTACTTCATCGGCTAAGCTTAAGTATCGAATGTCCCACTTATTTAACAAGATGAAAATGTCTTTCGTAAACGTGAAGATTTTGAACTTGCCAAGTTATAAAACCTGGTTCAATATTAAGATCATTTGCGAGTTGTTTCAAAACATACTGCTGCCAAGCATAGTCATTTTTGTATCCGAACACGACATCGTTTGAGCGCATTTGGACCACTGACTGTAATTCATCATTGCGTATATAATAAGTGACAGCATTAGTACATATGAAATCATTCTTACCGTTTTCAACATATTCTACCCATATGCTTGGTCTTTGATAAACCATCGATGCTCTACGAGAATCACGATTATTTTCGAGTTCCGTTAAAACATTATCGTACTGACGATAGTATTTATCATCAAAGATAAGATGACCATAGTTAGAATTTATGTTCCCATACTGATCTGCAGCATATTGCCATGCCTCAGGAGCAGGACGATCCCCAGCATAAATATCATTGACATTAGTACTACCAGAAACATACCAATCAATTTCACTGCTAATGTATTCGTCGTTTGGATTTCCGAAGATTGCGGGTTCATCAGCGAGAAATGAAGCGCCAAGTAATTCGATCGTATTTTGGCCGGTTTTGTCTGTGGTAAAGGCTTCATCATTTAGTTCTCCAATAAAATATTCACGTATATCATTCACTACTAGTTGGCGCATCGACTTTCACCTTTGGCTTATTAAACATATCACGATCAGGTCGTTGACCTTCCATTTTGCCACGCATATATGATACTACAAAAGAACAGTAGTTAATAATATCTTTATACGTGTCTTCGAGCGATTCATGGTTTGGATCACTACCGGATTCAAGTAGTGACTGTGCACGATAACACTTACCTTGAATGATATCGTGTAGGCTGTCTACGCCACGACGATAGTGCATAGCTTGCAGTACGTTTGAACC